GGATTGCCCTGCGCCCTGCACCAGCGGCGTGCCGGCGGCATTGCCGAACGGGTACGGCTGGCCGAGGTTGCCGAGGTAAAAGCGGCCGGCGGTGCCGCGCAACTTGGCCAGGAAGGCGCGCAGCTTGTTGGCATCGGTGGTTTGCAGGTTTTCCCATGACGCAGTGCAGGCCCAGCGCGCGCCGGGCAGCTCTACGGTCTGCACGCTTTTTGTGAGCGGGCTTTCAAACGCCTGCGAGTTGGACAGCTTTCGCCAGGACAGGCTGCTTGGCCCGTTGCGACTGAGTACCGGGAAGGTAAAAGTGGTCATCAGGCGACTCCGGCCAGCTTGGCGGTGCGGCCGCCGCGCATCAGGCTGTTGTTGATTTCGGCGACGGCGGCATTTTTGGCCTGCTGCATGGCTTGCAGGATGCTGGCCTTGTCGCTGCGGCTGTCGACGTTGATGTGCTGCACGATGCTGACGCCGCCGCTCGATCCACCGCGCATGGAAACCGGGATGCTGCGGCCATCCGGCAACGGCACAAAGGCTTCGTTCATGCGGCCCTCGCCGAACAGCGCGACCTGTGGCCGGCTGGCGATGCCACCGCTGGCGTATTTGTGCAGCGGCAGCGCGCCGGATGAAGTCATGATGCCGCCCAGGGCAAAGCTGTGGTCGACGATTGGCGCTGCAGCTTGTGTACCGCCACCCAGCCAGCCGCCGAACATCTGCGCCAGGGGTTGCGTGATGCCGGCACGGATGGCCATGCGCAGCATGTCGTCGATGATGCTGTTGGCCATGCTTTTGAATTCCAGCTTGCCGGTTTTGGTGAATGCCAGCAGGCTGTCTTCCATGCCCTGCATGGCCTTCTGCGTGGCGGATTGGACTACCGAGAAGGTATCTGTGGCGGCAATGGCATAGGCGCGCAAGCCGGATTCCATGCCGGCAAGCCAACCTTTCTGAGCGCCGATGGCCTGCATTTCCTTGATCTTGTCGATCATCGCCTGCAATCCGGCGGTTTTGCTGGTGTCGTTGCTGGCCGCCATCAGCGCTTGCAACTTCGGGATCATGTCTTGCAGCGCCTGTCCTTGCTCGCCGATGATAGTGCGCAAGTTGATCCGCGCCTGGGTTTCATCCAGCAGGCCGGTGGCGACGCGCGATTGCAGCGATGCTTCGGCGCTGCTGATGGTTTGCTGCGCCTTGGCGTATTCGCCATGGATCAGTTCGGCATCGGCCAGTTTGTATTTGGCGGAAGCCAGCGCGTTGATCGCTTCAACCATCTGCGCATAGCGGCCGGGGTCGAGTCCATCTTGCAGCGACGCCAAGCTGGCGCGCATCTGGCTGATGTCTTTGTCGACCGCATCGAAGGCGCGGCTGGCATCCGTGCCGAATAGCTGGCCGATGGACTCGCGCAGCCCTTCCGCCACGTCGATATTGAGCGCGCCAAACGAGGCGGCAAGCTTTTCATCCTGCGCGATTTTGTAATCAACGCCGGCGGCGTATTCGTCGAACGCTTTGTTGTTCGCATCGGCGGCGGCCTTGATGGCGGCGTTGCGCTCTTTGCCGAAGGGGTCGATCAGGTCTAGTTTGTCTTTTGTGGCTTTGGCGGCTTTGCTGGATTTATCCAGCAGGTCTTTCGGTAGTTCCTTACGCGGCGTCTTGGCGACTTTGTAGTCGGATGTTCCGAATTTGTCATTCAGCGCCAGGGCTTGGGCGCGCTGGATTTCTTGCAAACTCTTTTTGATGGCTTGCAGCCGCGCCAGTTCTGCGTCGAATTTGCTGGTGTCTGCGCCTTTAGGCACATAACCAAGCTGCTGGCGCATGTTTTCGATCTGGCTGTTGATCTCTTTCAGATTGGCGCTATTGGTTCCGGTCGGGTTGATGCCGTCCAGAATCAGGCTAATAAATCCGCCATGCGCTTTTGACAGCGTAATCGCGTCATTCCAGCGCGCCAGCATTTCATTCATGCCGGGCAGGACATGGTTGGCGATTGAAATGCCGAAGCCTTCGGCCTGTACTTTGAACGCGCCCATCGAATCATTGAACTGATCTGCCGCGCGCGCCATTTCGGTGGTGACGGGGTAGAGTTTCCGCCCCTGTTCCAGCATCTTTTCCAGCGCCGCGCCGCCGCCGTTTAGCAGCGGGATCATGTCGGCGCCGCTCTTGCCCATCAACTGCATGGCAATGGCGGTTTTTTGCGCGCCGTCCGGGATGCTGCCGAAGACATCGGCCAGTTGCACCAGCGCGCCGTTGGCGTCTTTGGCGGTGATGCCGAGTTTGCCCAGCAGCGGATTGTTTTCCGCGATGGCGACGTTCAGCTTTTTGGCTGCAACGCCCATGCCCTCCAGGCTGGTGCCACTTTGTTCGGCGGCCAGCTTGTAACCGGCAAGGTTTTCGACGCTGACGCCGATCTTCTGGCTCAGGTCGTTGATGTTGTCTGCGGCGTCGATGCCGGCTTTGGCGAAGGCGATCAGGCCACTGCCGGCAATGGCGCCGACGCCCAGCGTGCCGAGAATACCATTCAGTTTTGTGCCGGCAGTTTGCAGCCCTTGCAGGCTGTTTTTTGCCGATGCGAAGGCCGCGCGGGTGCGGTCGTCTGCGGTCAGGATGATGCTGGTTTGTGATGGGGCGGCCATTAGTTTTTGTCCTGAGAATCTCGAATAATGGTCAGTTGCACGATCAAAACCTCTAAGTCATCGATGCCTAATAGTTCGGCCACCATCGGCAAGCCGGCCCAGTCGATCTGCCCGCCGAGCCAGTTCCACGCCTTTATTGCCAGCCCGATTTCTGCCGACATATCGCCTGGCGGAAGCGGCAAGTTCTGCCGCTCCAACCAGGCGGTCAGTTTTTTCCTGCATCCTCCACCTTGGCATGGTGCGCATTGATCTGATCCATCAAGGCGTCAATCAACGGCGTCCACAAATCAGGGTTGTCGTCCAGCCAGTCTGACCATAGCCGGGCGTCGAATTCGGCCGTAACCGGGTCGCCGCCAGGATATAAATCGATGTGCTTTACATCCCAGCCGACCACGCATTCGCGCAGCATTTCCAGCCGCGTGCCATCTGCCAGCCGGGCAAGCTGCGCGGCCGTTGGCCGGCGAATGGTGTAAGTGCGGCCATTCGCCGCAACCTGCTGCTCGCGGGCGCGAAGGCGTTTGTCGAACGCATCCATAATTAGGATGCGTAGTAGGTCGGCGTGCCAAACGCGGTGATCACGGCCGGGGCGATGACCTTGTCCTGCGCGCTGCCGGTGGGCGCGCCGGTGAAACCAACGTACCCGTTGAACACCATGATCGGGCCGCCGCTGCCGAAGGTGAACTTCATGGCGCGCTTGGCCTGGGCATCGGAGGCGGCTTTCATGGCGATCTGGCCGGCGTCGGCGGCGTCCCAAATGTTGTCGAACGAGTACGACAGCGGGTTGGCAGTGCCGGGGGTCTGCGTTTTGACCAGGTCGTGAATGGTGGTGGTGTCGATAAAGTCGAAATCGCCGCCGCTGGCGCTCATGCTGGTCGCGGTGGTGATCGAGGTGCCGAAGGTGATCTTGTTGCAGGTGCCGGAGGTGAAGGCGCTGAATCCGGTGGTGTCGAGCGAAGCGCCGCCGGTGCCCTCGATCACAAACGAGACCGTAGTCGATACCGACAGCACGCGGAACACGCGGCCGTTAAGCTGGCTCATGCCGAGCACGTCAAACACGACAAAATCACCGGCGGAGAAATCGTGCGTGGCGGTGACTGTTGCAGTGGCGCCGACCGCGATAGCGGAGATGGTTTTTGCTGCACCAAGTGCGCTTTGCATGGCAACTGCCACGCCGGACCATTTACGTACTGTTGCCATGATGAGAATCCTTTAGATGAGGGTTTGCGGGGCGTTGCCGGCGGTGAAGTACGCCAGGGAAAAATTCAGACGTTTGACGCCGACCGGCGGGCTGCCGGGTTCGTCGTCGTATTGGCTGCCGGTGAGTACCGGCTCAAGGTATTTGCCGGAAACGGTCAGGCCGGCGGACAGCGCGGTTTCCACTTCGAGCGCGATCTGGTCGAGCGTGGTATCGAGGCCGCTGCCGCTGCGGGCGCAGGCTTCGATGCTGAGGGTCAATTCGTGGCCGTAAGTGATCGGCGCGTGGATGGTTTCCGGCGTGATGCTGTCGGCATCCAGGTAGATGCGCAGGCCGGGCAGTTCGGCGCTATCCATCAGGTAGAGCCGGTTGGCGTAGACGCGCGCGCCGGTCGTGGCGAGGCCGGTCAATGCGGTGACCAGCGCGCTGCGGATTTGCGTGTGGGTGTGGCTCATGCCTGGCTCATTCCAGCGTCAACCGGGTAATTCCAGTGCCATCCGGCTCGATGGCGCGGACGCTGTAGGCCACGGCGTTGATGGTGATGGTCTGCCCATTGGCCACCGTCGCCAGGTCGGTCGTCTTGGCGACCAGTTCCGGCGTGGTGGACATGACGCCCATCTGCGCGCCGGATGGCTTGGACAAAATGCCGGAGACAACCGCCCCGCTGGCCAGCGTTGCCGACACGTTAGCCAGCACGCCAAGGCAAGCGGCGTTGATGCTGGTTTCAATGGCGGAAAACGGACTTGTCATGTGGCCAGATTAGGTCCGCCGCGTCAAACTATGCGGCCGGGTTTTTGCCTATTTGGCAGGCGTAAAAAACCCGCCGAAGCGGGTTTGTGTTGGGTTTATGTGG